GCGCGCTGTCCATCAGTGCGCGCAGCGCGCCGGTCGCGGCGGCGGACAGGCCGCCGATCATGTGCGGCAGGCCGATTGGGTACGCGCCGCGCCACGGGATGAAGGGCCACTCGACGAACCAGTCTAGCGGCTCGCGGCTCTCGTCCTCTTCGTCCCAGTTGCGGTATATCGCAAGCACCTTGCTCGATGGCTTGTCGATGGTGATGATGTACGGCGCGTTGCCGTTACCCTCGACGTCGGCGATGACGTGGCACTCGAACACGGTGCGCAGTCCATCCTCGTTGTAGCTGGTGTCTGAGCGGCCCTCGATCTTGTCGTTGGCAACGTCGGCGCTTGAACGCTCAGGCTCGAGGCCCGGAGGCGTCAGGTCGACGTCGCGGTACATGCCGCTCTCGACGCGCTGCTCATAGTCGAGTTGCGTCAGGTACTGCACGTGCGTCTTGCGCTGCGCGGTGTAGAAGTTGGTCGCCGCGAAGGGCAGGTACATGTCGTCGATCATGACGGCAAGGAAGTTAGGGCGGTTGCGCGTCTCGTCCCACGACAGCTTCAGGTACTGCGCGCCGCCGAGCGGCACCTGCGTCATGAGCTGCTCAAGCTCGGAGCGGAACTCTTGGCTCTGCACGGTGAGCTGCCAGTTCATGAGCGCCGTCTTGCGCTTCGCCTTCTGCATCTTCTCGGCCGTGACTTCGCCCTCGATCAGATCCTTTGCCGGACCCTGCGGTGGCAGAAGCTCTTTGACGGCGCGTGCCGCGAAGTCGATGCACGCCTCGGTCATCATCGGGTGGACGACCTTCGATGCGCCGTTGAACTGCGCGCCGCCGGGGGCGTCGTCGCCCAGACCAGTGCGGCGGATGCCCTCTTCGTACTGCTCGTCGCGCTTCTTGCGCGCCTCTTTGTCCTTGCTGATCAGTTCGAGGAACTTCGACGCCAGTGACTTTAGTTCCGGTTCGGGCATAGTTTCTGCGAGGTTGTCGTAGAACTCGCTGTCGCCTGCGGCCGGTCCGGGTTCCTCGAGCGTGACGATAGCGCCGCCGTCCTCGGTGTCCTCGACGTCGCTGACGTCCTCGCCATCGAACTCAACCATCTCGCCTTCGAGAGTTTCTTCGTCTTCGATCATTGCCTAATCCTTATTGCCCGTACGGGTTCTGTATCACCTTCGGCGGTGGTTTGTCCATCTCTTGCCGCTTGTCGGCGAGAGAGCCGAGCATGCCCTTGTCCATCATCAGGCGCATGGCCTGCGTCGTGCTGTCCACGAAGTCGTCGTGCTTGATGCTCCCCTTGCCGGTGAAGCTGCAAAGCTGCGCCACCAGCGGGTCGGCCCAGACGCGCGGCTTGCCGGGGAACTTGTCGCTCTCCGGCAGGAACACCCTGCGCCGTGCGAACACGGGACTGACCACGTGCAGGCGCGCCAGCTTGTCTGCTCGACCGGGGTTGTAGGCGTGCGCCAGTATCCCCTCGCGTTCGAGCATCTGTCTCAAGCTGATGCCGCTCCCCTTGTCCTCGATCAGTAGGATGTCTGGCTTGCGCCCAGATGTCAGCGGCTTCGTGCTGCCGAACATGGGCTTGATCATCGCGACGTCTTGGTCATCGCCGTACGCCGTGTTCATCTCCTTCTTCACGCGCTTGATCAGGTCGGGCATGCCGAGCTGCTCTTGCCAGCAGTCGAGCAGCAGGGCGTAGCCCTTGCTGTCGTGTTGGAACACGCCCCAGACGCTGCACGCCGTGTAGTCGGCGTTGCCGCTCTTTGTGTCGCGGGTCGCCTCGGTGAAGGCGGTGTCGAGCGACATGATGATCCAGTCGAAGGCGGGCAGCGGCTTCTTCGACGGCCACAGCTTGAGCCAGCTCCGCTTGATGACGCCGCTCTCTTCGGGGTCAATCAGCTCCCCGTAAAGCTCCTGTCGCCCAATGATCGTACCTTCGTAAGCCTCGAGCTGCTCGAAGAAGCGTTCTGGCAGGTTGTCCTTGTTGTCGAACGTCGCGCCGGTGATCACGACGCGGCCAGCCTTCGGCGCGATGAGCTTGCGCACCAGCTCGACGGGGCGGGGCGTCGTCGTCCAGACCACCTGCGGTGCCTTGCCCAGACGCAGGCCCATCATGGCCATGTCCCATGTCTCCCCGGCGTTCTGCCACGCGGCAAGCTCGTCGCACCACATGAACTCGTGCTGCGGACCGCGCAGACGCGCTGGCTTCTCGGAGGTGAAGCCGCGTATCGTCGTGCCGCTCTTCATTTCGAGCACGAGGTCCGAGCTGTTGTATCGCTTGATCAGCCCCTCGGGGATGACGTTGAGCAGGCCGCTCTCGCCTTCGAAGCACGTGTGCTTGACGTCGGCGTAGGTCGGCGCGACCACGGCGCAGTATGTGTCCGGCACCTCGGCCGCCCTCGCGCCGAGCCACTCGGCACCGATGCGTGTCTTGCCGAAGCCGCGCCCGGCCATGAAGCCGTACTCGCTGAAGTCCTCCTGCGGGATCTGGTTCGGCCGCGCCGTGCGTGACCAGCGCTCCTGCCAGTCGACATAGACCCGCAGCTCGGGCGGCAGTGTCGCGACGAGCGTTGGGTCGATGACGTCAAGCATTGCGGTAAAGCGTCAACGTCTGGCGCAGCTCGGCGTTGGCTGCGCGGATCTTGTCGTAACGCTCGTTGGCCAGATGCAGCGCGTGGTTGAGCGCATACTGCTCGGTCGCGTGATGCTGGGCTGCGGTCTCAAGTTCGCGGATGCGACGCCACGGGTTGACGATCAGGGCGAGCTTCATTCGGCGTCACGCTTCGATGCGCGAAGGCGTTCGCCGAGGCGTAGCGCCAGTTCCTGTGCGTCGATCAGGTTGATTTCCTTGCCGTCCTTGCCTGTGATCTCGGTGGTGGTCTTCGTGCCGTACTTGTCCGGACGCCAATGGCCGAGCAGTCGGAGCCGGTACTCGGCGCGGTTGCGCGCCCATGCTATCGAGCCGTTGTCGATCTTGCCGTCGTGCCGCTCGGGCGGCGTGTCGACGATCTCCATGACGTGGTCCGCGACGGCGTCCGTCCCGGCCAGTCTGGCTTGCGTGTGCGCATGCGCCAACGCTTCGTCTTCGTCGAGCCACCTGCTCCACGACATCGTGCTGAATTTCAAGTCGCGACTGATCGACGTCAACGTCTCGCCGAGCGACAGGCGCTCAAGCACCTCCGCCACCAACTTATCAGTCTTCTTCGCCGGGTACGGCATCGTCTGCATGCTCCGTTCGTTTACACAGTGCTACCAGTCACGATGCCCAAATAGCACCACGCACCAGACGGCGCAAGGGGCTAGAACAAACTATGCCCTTCAAGCAGCCGCTCGACCTTGTGCAGCAGCTCAGGGCGGTGCTGCGCCGCCGCGAGTGTGTCCTTGAAGTTGGCGAAGCGCTTGCCGTCCCAACCAAGCCAGTAGTTGGCCTTACCCTGAACGCGATCAGCGGCAGCAACCTTCACCGACGTCCACTGGCTGTCGGCGCTCTCCTTGACGAACACCAGCCACTGGTTGTCGTTCTCGATCACACCAATCTGCTCCCAGCCATCAGTCCGAGGTTTTCTTCCTTTGTACATTTTCATTTCTATTCCCCTAGTACTTCAGGACTACCAGCAATCAGAACACATTGCAATGACCCATCTGCACCACGAGTGTCACGGGACGTGTGGTACGAGAGGAGGATCAACTTTTTGACCCATGACTTTTTCTGCACCACACCATGACCCATGGGTCCCGCACCATGAGTACAGGGAACCTGTATACTCTCATGGGTCGGTACTTTGACCCGCGTACCACCAGACACCATGGGACGTCGTGGGACATGGTGTAAACGCTTTGGTTGCGGGCACTTCGAGATGGTGTAAACCTAGTGATTGCAAACAAATGTAACACATGTAATTTTTTACGTATGAGGGCTTTACACGCCCTCAAATGTGTTTATGGATAATCGGACCAACACAAGAAAAGGTACACAAAATGACTACCGAAGCTCGCATCTACCTCGGAACTCCAGCCGCTCTTCAGGCTGAGGTCGGCCTGCACCCCTGCTACACCGGCAAGTACATCGTCGCTGCGTTCAACGCCGCTGGCGAGGAGATCACACCTGAAAGCGCGAGCAACATAAAAGAAGCTAACGCCGTCGCTGCCGAGATCGGCGCGTGGCTGGAAAGCCTCGGCGAGACTGTCGTCAAGGCTTGGATTTAATCACCAACAACGAAGAAGGGATCACCAACATGCTTATCGACCTACAACAGAGAGACGCCGAGACCCACAAGTGGGAGCAGGTCGCCACCTTCCGCTACGCGCACATGGCCATCGAGGCGGCCATAGCCTTCAGCAAGCTGGACAAGGGCACATACCGCACCCTCGACCACCGCTGGGTGGACGACGGCATCGAGGTGACCACAATCATCAACGGCAACGTCATAACCGCTTGACCAAGCCCTCAAACTGTTTACAGACGACCAGACCAAC